ATCAGAATTACAGTATGATGACACTATAGGGATATGCGTTAATTATAAACGCAGGGTACTTGACAAAGCAAACACAGTAATAGGAGAAGATATGTGTTCTTTGTTTGATACTAAATGTACTTCCTTCTCGAGGGACACGTCTGACCCAAAATGTTTGAGAAATCGAGCGCATAGTGTTGCAATTTCTGTCGCTAAGGAACTTCTTAAGAATAAAGAAAAAAGCGATAGAAGAAGTATTTTAATTGACGGATTAAAAGCTGCTTTAGACGAGGCAGTTAAAACTTTATCGGTAGAGGAGGAATAAGATATGCCACAAATTGGACAGGCCCAATCGGGCTTACTAAAAAGTATTCCCAAACTTACGCGCATTAATGGCGACGATAATTTGAAAGTTATTTATCGTAATATGGGAAATAACCATGCTTACCCATTTGTTTGGGCAGACACTATTACTGTAGCATCTGGTGTTAGTACAGTAACTATTGCTAGCGGTGTTAAGTTTCATGGTTATGATTTGGCTACCTATGCCAGTGTTAATGTAACTCCAAGTTATAATGCAGGTGCTTTGTACATTACAAAAGATACTGTTGCTAACACTATTATATGTACTACTGCTAATACTGGTCCTGGTGATTTAGATGTAATGTTTATGCTGGGTATGGACCCAGAGATTGAGGGTATTTACTGTAGAGGTAATACCGGAGCTATGCCGAATTATCCATAATAGTTAATTCGAGACATGTGATTGGAAATTGGAAAAGGATTTAAAAAAAAGAATAAAAACCTCAACAGAGGTTAACTATTCAGGTCGGAAAATAATAAATAAAACACTTGTATATAGCTTAAAAATATATAAGGAGGATAGCTAACTTATGGATAGAAATGAATTGAAAAGAGATATCGAGCAAGTTGTTGCCGCTATCTTTTCTGAGAAGGAGGAGGCTGACATTCGTAGAATGACAGAAGAAGCTCTTGAAACATCTGCAAAGACTATTACTGAGCTGACAACTTCCCTCGAAGAAAGAAATGCAGAATTAGCTGAATTTGAAGAAAAGATTTCCGAAAGTGAATCTAAAGTTAGTAATCTTGAAACTGAGCTTGAGGCAGCCCAGACAGAGATTGAAACTTATAAAGGTAAACTTTCAGAGTCTGAAAAAGCTTTAGAGGAATTGAAAAAGGACAGAGCTTCTGAAATTAGAATGGCAGAATTGGTTAAAGCCGGTGTTGCTACATCTAACACAAAAGCTCAATCAGCTAAAGTCAGAGAAATGTCTGATGAGGATTTTGCTGCTTATAGAGATGAGTTGCTTGAACTTAGAGCAGCCGTTGAGACAGAGTTGAAAAACAATGCTGAAGCAGAAGAAGCTGAAGAAAAGGTTGAGGAAAAAGAAGAAGAAGAGGCCGCTGAAGAAGAGGTTGCTGAGGAAGAAGAAGTTGTACCTCCGGTTAATATTAATCCTGCTCATGCAGCTATGGCTAGTATGAATATGGAAATTATACCGAATGCAGATCTTATTAGCAAATATGCCGAACTTGGTCAAGCCATGGCGGCTGTATATAAAAAGAATAATTAAAAGAGGTAAGGAGGATAAAGGATATGTTTATACCTAGACATCCTGTTGTTGAGAATCAGTTTTGTAGTTATGCAGAGAATGCTTCCTTTGGTTCAGCTGGTATAGGTGGAGTAGTTTGTTATGCTGGGTCCGTACTTTATTTGGATCCGGACGCTACTAATCAAGAAGCTATGGTTAAAAAGATGACATATAATGCATCACCATTTACACCATTTGGTTTCGCTATGCAGAAAGTTAAAGTTGGGTATCACAATGTGCACCCAACTGGGTTTATGATGCCTGGTGATCTTGGTTCTAGTGATGTTATTGTTCAACCATCTTATAATTCAAGTGGTGTTCTTGTAGGTCATAAAGCCGCACCACTTGGTGTAGCACATAATGGTATTTGGGATACTGTACATTATACTGCTGCAGGAACTGGTATTGCTACTGCTGTTATACCTAGTGCCGCTATTAAACCAGGTCAGCCATTATATGCTGCTGCTGATGAAGCTAAAGTAACTAACAATGCCACACCAGCTGGTGCTGCAGATACTGATAATGGTGAAAATGTAAGTACAACTATTGTAGCACGTGTTGTTAAAGGTGCATCTGTAGCTAAAGCAACAGCTAATATTGCTAATACCACGCTGTATCCAATTAGGATTAAACTCTTAATTTAATATAGCTAAAATTTATGGATTAAAGCACATTAATTTAGTGCATCCAATACTAGAACTTAGGAGGAGTTGTTATTATGGATAGAAAAGAAATGATGGAGCTTTTTAAAGCTACCGCTGAAATTAATACGCCTGAAGGCATAGCTGCTTATAGAGCTTTTGCTGCGGCGTTAACAACTCCAATCCTTCAGAAGATAGAGCTAGAATCTATTATGCGCCAACTGTTTTCAGTTGAAAGACTGGCACCGGGCGCCCAGGCTGTTTACCCAGTAGCTGAGGATTTTGAAATCCCAGTTTGGGTTCTGCCAGGATTAGGTTATGTTGCTCAGAACTTCATCGAAGGTATCGGTGAAGAGGTATATGTTCCGACATTTACCATTGACGCTTCGGCGGATTGGAAACTGACTTATGCAAGAGACTCCCGTATCGATATCGCTAGTCGTGCTGCTGCTCGTGCTGCCAAAGATTTGGCAAACTACGAGGAAGAGTGTGGTTGGCGAGTAATTATGCCAGCTGCGACCTCTTCGTTTACAGGTAAAGGACTTTTAGGCTCTCGTCCTGCACCTATTTATGAAATTGCTCCAGCCTCTACTGGCGCTGGTTATCTCTCTAAAGAACTCATCAATAAGATGATTGTAGGATTCAAGAGAATTGGTAGAACTCTCACAGATCTGTATGTGTCTCCAGAAGACGCTGCTGATATTCGTGAGTGGACAGATACTGATATTGATCCTGTTACTAGACGAGAGATTTTCCAAGCTGCTGGTATGGGTAGTATTTGGAATGTAAGCCTGCATGAGGTACATCATCTGGGGGCTACTGGATTGTATAATATCAATGGTAGTGCATCAGCTTATGGTAAATTCATAGCTGCAGGCGGAGAAACTTATAATGCATATACACTTGATAATCCTAATGTAACCAATGCCGATGGCACAATTGGTACATTGGGTGAAACACAAGTTATTGGTTTTGATCTCTCCGTTAATGATTCCCTCGTTATGCCTATTAGAAAAGAATATGAAGCACATGATGACCCAACTCTGCTCCGTGTCCAAAAACAAGGTTTCTTTGGCTGGGCTGAATTGGGTTTTGCTTGTCTTGATAGTAGAATGATGGGGCTTGGAATTATTGACAGAAGCTTATAAGAAAATATAGAATAGTACCCTGCATGTCAGGGTGTAGGGTACTTACTATATAATAAGGAAATATATGGATTTAATCTATAAGTTTTTATGTTCAGTTGTAGCTACAGAAGCAATAACAGAATTAATGACCTCGTCGGCTGTGTTCGAACCCTTACGAAAATTCTTCTTTAATAGAAGGAATAATAAACTAAGTAATTGGATACATGAGTTATTTGATTGTGGTTATTGTTTTTCTGTATGGTCGGCAGCTTTTTTATGCATATTATTATATATAGATAATAAATTTATTGAGATGTTTTTAATCTTTTTAGTAATTCATAGACTATCTAATTTGTTACATGATATTTTTAGTAAAATAAAGTGGGAGGATAGTTAATGAAATCAAAGGAAGTGTTTAGGACAAGGTTAAAAGAAAAATTGAAAAGGAGAAGCTATTATGGAAGGATATGTATTAAACGCAACATCAATTTGGTCTCATACTATGAAACGTGCTGTGGGACCAGGGATGAAGATACCTCTTAATGAACTTTATGAACAATATGGGGTTAAACATGGATTGTCGGAAGGTGAGGAGTTTATTGAATGGTTAAGATCCGTAAAACTTAAAGACAAAGAAAAATGGAAAATAATCGTCGAAACCACACAAACTGAACAACCCAAATCTGAAAATCCCGCACCAGAAAATACTCACACTAAAAGAAATACTAATGATATGGTAGCACCCTTTGTTATAAAAGATATGCAAATTTCTGATATAACTGGATTGCCTGTTAGAAAAGCACGTGATGTAATACCACATATAATGGATTTGAAACTATTACAATATGCAGAGAGAGAAG